CCTGCCAGCGGTAGCGAGCGCGATTGGTAGGCAGCTCCGAGAAAATCGGTCTTCACCGGGGAACCTGGGTCAGCCGCGATCCGTGCGTGAAGCGGGCGCGCTCATTGGCAAGCGCAGCCATCAACCGACCTGCGTATTGCGCCTTCCACAGCGGCAAACGGCCATCCTCGCCGATGAACGGGGCTGACTCAGCCAGCGCAGCGTAAAGCCACACGTCGGGGTAGCGGTTGAACGCGGCATTCAGCGTGCCGGACGAGATATCCGCCGCCTTTTTGTAGTACCGGCCGGCGATGGCGGTTCCATCCGTTACCGTGGGGAAGAACAACAGACTCAATCCCTGTTGCGTGTACTTGCGTGCCGCACCCGAGCCACCACCAGCTTTCAGCTAGCGAAGCTGGCCCTCTTCGGCGGCGTAGTCCATCGGATATTCGCCCGATACCTGCACGCGGATCAGCTCAAGGCAGTCAGCGGGGATCGTGGCGATGTTTCCGGTAGCCGTGATGGCTAGCGGCGACTCCATTTCAGCGCAGCGCAGCGGCGGCAATGTCTCACCACGCGCGCCCGTCATGCCGTAGTAAACCGCCTACTCCCCCATGCCAATCAGCAGATCTAGCGTAGACTGGCTCAGGGCGCCAGCATTGGTGTCGTCACCGTCGATCATCTTCAGCACGGCGGTGCGGAAGTCGGTGTAGTTCGAGAACTGCATCAGACGCGACCCCGATGGATGCGGAAGGCGGATAGGGCTGGGTCGTTCATCATGCGGCGGGCATGCTCAGGGTTGCGCATGAACTCGGGATACGACACGCCATTTTCGTTCATGTACTGCTGCACGATGATGGCTGGGACCGTCATCAGTGCTCGCATTTCGCTATCGCCGGTATCGCCAGCGCTCTAACGCGCCTTGCAATGATCGGCCACGGCGCGGAGGTCGTCCATGCTGGCTTCGTAGATATGTGCCTCATGTAAGGCGTCTATCTGTTCAATCCGTGCGCGCATGCCAACCTCCGAAAGAAAGAGGGGCCGCTATACCAGCCGGCCCCAAGGTTCATCAGCTCAGGTCAAGGATCGACGCGAGCGGCTTTTCATCACGCACCACCAGCGTGACTTCGGTGCGGATCTGCCACTGCTTGGCATCGCCCGTGGTCGCCAGCTGCTCCGACTCGAACGGACGCAGCTGGCCCAGGGCCAGCTTATCGCCGTCGATCAGGTAGGCCGATGCCGTCAAGCCAGCCCCACCAGCCGCCATTACGCGATCCGGAACCACCTTCGTATTGCCGAAGTCATGGCCGTAGAAGGTGAAGGCGGTGTTCAGCACCAGATTGCCGTCCTTATCAGACGGAACCTACTGCTGCCGCGTGACGTTGCCGGTCAGCGCGGAGACCTTCTGCTTCTGTGCCGGCGAGACCAGTAGGACACTACCGCTGCCGCCGTTGGTATACGCAGCCAGAACCGCCGCCTTGACCAACACGTCAGAGATAGCGCGAGCCGTACCCGCCACCGGGGCGGTATTGGTTACCGGGTTCGGCGCAACGCCCGTGGTGGCGCCAACGCTGGCGTTCGTGGCGATGAAGCCGAACAGGCCACGCATCTGGCCGGCCACGCTGCCGGTGCCCGTGACAGACGCGCCGTTGCCGATGGCGGCCGCCTCGATATCGCGCCTCAGCTCAACCATCTTCTTCGCTTTCAGGCGGTTGATTTCGGACGAACGGCCGTACTTCTTGACCGTCTCGGCAGTGTTGGACACGCTCAAGGTGTCTTGGAAAATCTGTGTGCGGTTGTTCAACGGGCCGGGCTGGACCTGCGCGGCGTAGGAGGCATCAGCGCCTTCGATTGCAGCATTCGATGCACTCGGGGCGCGGTAGCTGTCGCGGGTCCACTCGTGGAACACGTTCGACACCTTGATGCGGTCGATCATGCTAACGAGCGGGGTATCCTACGGATTGAAGTTGTAGATGCGGTCTTCCACATCCTCCGCCACACGGACGACGGACGGGGTAATCAGGGTATTCGCGGTCATGGTTGTTCCTTAAAGCAAGTTACCGAGGGATTGAAGCGACTGCTTGGCATCGAAGCGCTTGAACGCCTCCTGCTTGTTCACAGCCGCCCTGTTGGGCTGGTTTGCCGCCGATGGCTTAGCCACCTTGGGCAGTTGTGCAACGGGCTTGAGCGTGGCCGTTTTGGCCTGCAACTCGTCATAGGCTTTTGCCTTCGCGGCAATCTCCCACAAACCCTTCTGCACATAACCGACGTCGGCGGTCTTGGGGCTGATGCCAGCCTTGCCAAGGTACGCGGCCAATTCGTCGATTGTCTTCTCACCAAAACCCGGCAGGGTGTCCCTCAGCGCCTTCTCGGTGGCATCGGCCTGTTCCGCAATCCACGCTTGGCGTTTCCGCTGCGCTTCCTGTTGAACATTCGCGATGGCCTCGTGCGCCCTCTGTAACTGGCCCTTGCGTGTTTCGTATTGCTCCTTCTGTGCGATGTACAGCCCCACATCCTGCGAGGCCAGTTCGACAGGCGGCGGGGCGCCTATCTGTGACTCGGTGAACTGAGCGAATGCATTCAGACGGTCAAGGGTCGCCGTCAATGCCTTTTCGTTGTGCTGGCGGTACTCGTCGGCTTGCGCCTGCAACGCCTCGACGTGCTTGCGTTCCTCCGCGACAGCCATCGTTTTCTGCGAGTAGTCGAAGCCCTTCTAGGCCAACTCGATCACCTCGGACTTCTTCAGCGGCACATCCTTGCCATCGTGCTTCAGCACAATGGTGGAGTCGTCTCCTTCGTCGTCTTTGGCCTCGTCCTCGCCCTCTTCGCCCTCTTCCTCTTCCTACTCGGATTCCTCACCTTCCGGCGCTTCCTCCTCTTCCGATTCCTCGCCCTCGACTTCCTCGGACTTGTCGATAAATCCGCCAAGATCCGAGAGCGACGTTGCGCTATCGGCTGGCTGCATCGCTGCGTCACCTGCCATGTTTTATGCCTCTGTGGTTGAAATGAATCTGCGGCGGCCGGAGCTGATCCCGGCACATTGGGTCGCGAAATTTCCCATTTCCCAGGCTCCCTCCAATCGGTCACATGGGCGAGGTACTTTTACTTGCAACGACGGCGTTAGCCTTGCATCAGCCTGCGTATTCACCGCAAAACGTTTACCGCTGAAACACGCCCTTGAGCCGTTCAGCGCGGGATTGCTCGGCCTGGATGGCCTTCTGCTGCATCTTTCCGGTAATCATCGTCTGTTCCAGCACGTCGCCCAGACGCTTGTGGCACTGGATCATGCGCCACAGATGATCACGCTTCGCCTCGTCGGCCTCGATCTGCCAGCGGGCGAGGATTTCGTCCCGAATCTGCGCCATCGTCTCGACGTAGACGCGATTGGACAGCACGTCGGCGGCAAGTTGGCCGCGTTCAAGTTCTTCTTGTGGGGTCACTCGCCGCCCTCCTCCTCGTTGGCTTCGCCCTAACCCATCGCAGCCTTTAGTTCATCCAACTGCTGCTGCAAGCTGGCAATCTGTTGGTTCTGCTGCGCGTCGATGTCCTTGTGCGCCATGCTGTGAGCCGTCTCGACGCCGGCCATGTGCGATTCATGCGCCTTGCGGTCTTGGTCCTACTGCTTGAGGCTAATGCTCGCCAGCGTCTCGGCGTGCTTGTCCTCGGCGGCGCGGGCCTTTTGCTCCAACTCCATCTGTTTCAGCGATGCGTCCTGCTGCTGCTGGGCCGTCTACTGCTTGAGCTGTCCGTTCTCCTGGCTCAACTGCTCCAACTGCTGTTTCGCCTGCTCCATCTGCTGCTGCTGCTGCTGCTGCATCTGCTGGAAGGCTTGCGGGTTCGGGGGCATGCCGGTTGGCTCAGGACTCACGAAGCGCTCAGGCTCCTTGAACTCGGCAGCCTGCACGTACAACTTGACGGTCTCGGCAATCTGCGCGGGCGTGACGACGCCAAACTGTGCAGCCTGCATCTGAACCTGCATCAGGCCCATGACGCGAGCGGCAAGCTGCTCCTTGCTGCCCGTGCCAAGACCGACCTTGATTGTCGTGTTGAATTGATCCTTCCATTCGGACGGGTTCACGGCGACCCATGACCCATTCACCTGCATCATCTCGGCCTTGTCCTGGAACTGGACAGCGAGTTTCAGCATCTTGCTAAACAACCCCTTCATGCCGACCGCGAACATGCGCGCCATCAGCTCCATGCGCATGTCGGCTTTCTGCGTGATGATGCTGACGCCGGTCGCCGTCTTGTTGAGGCTGTCGGAGTCCATGCCCTGCGAGTAGCGCGTGAAGCCGGTGCGATTTTCCTTCCAACCTTCCAACCATTCGTTGAATTCGTAGGCTGGAGCGCCCAACGCAGGCTGCACAATGGGCTGGATCGCGGTATTCGCCGGGCCGTGACCGCGAACCGCACCACCGGGCCGGTTTTCCAGCCAGTCGTCCATGTTCACGCCGGCATCAAGATTGATGTAGGTCCGCTGGTTGACGGACAGCATCATGTTGTCTTGGATGGCGCGGATGACGTTCGTGCGCAGCTTCTGAGGCTGCAGCGCCATGTCGGCCGGGCAATCGCCGAAGAACGCATGCGGACGAGGAATGGGGCAGATCCACACGAACGGATGCCCGTCGCACTTCTCCCACTCCACCAGCTTCTGCTCGATCATGTGGCAGCACAGCCATTCGGCAATGCCGTCACCGTCCGCGTCGAGCTTGATGTAGACCTCGCTGCACTGGTACAGCTTATGGCTTTCGTGCGGCTCTACTGCCGTGTAATCGGCATTCAGCCCAAGCTATGCAAGCGTCTCGCTGTCGTACCGCGAATCGTTGCCGGACTGGCCAATATCGGACAGGTCATAGCCTTCCTCTTCAAGCTCAAACTTCCGGCGCGGGTAGACGTGGGCAATCATCGCCGGCTCATCGCCCCAGCGCGCATTGGCGTCCACACGGACTTCGTGCGGCGCGCAGGCGGCGACCTTCACCGCCATGCGCTTGTCTTCTTTCTTCAGGCTGACCGTGAGCGTCGGAATGGCGGGCGGCTGCGGCATTGGCTGCCCGTCTGGCCCGAACTGCTGCGGCATGGCCTGCGGCTCTTCCTGCTGCGGTTCGCCGTCAAGCTCCCAGCCCTATTGCTGCAGCATCACCACCTGTTCCTGCGTGATGCCGGAATAGGCGGTCTGAATATCTTCGAATTCCTCCTCAGCCCATACCTTGACGAAGCCGACCTTCTGAATCAGCGCATCCTTGAACCAGTCGTACATGACGCCTACACCGTCGTTCTTGGTGTAGAACAGGTAATTCACGTAGGCCGTGGCGAGCTATGCGACAGGCTCAGAACCGGGGCGGCGCGCCTGGAACTCCACTGCTTCATCATCCGTAACGAACGGCTTCATGATCTGCGGCAGCATCGCCTCGACGGTATCGGCAACGTCCGTGGCCACGAAGTCGCTGCGGTCGTCAATCTCAGGCGGCGCAAGCTCGCCAGTGGGTTCGGCGTTGTAGTACTCCAAATTGCGCAGCCGCAGCTAGGCAATCTCAGTGCCCGGCCCACCCATGCTGTTGTCCAGCGCGTTGCGGCAGGCAAGCTCGATAACATCGTCCGTCATCTTCTCGTGCTTGATCGACGCCTTGTTGGACGTGTATGCCATTAGCGGGTAAGCCTGTGATAGGAAATCGGACGCATATCTTCGTTAACCATCTTTGGCGCCGTTGAGGCCATGTATCGGAACATATCGGCACCGTGGCTCCACTCGTCGTGGACCGGAGCGCCCGGCTCGCCAGTGGAGACGGGAACGCCGCGCTTATAGCGCTTCAGGCACTGGATCAGGCGCTCACACTTAGTCTTGTTGATGTAGAGCTGACCGAACGCCATGCGGGCCGCCTTGATGCCCGTCTCGACCGGCTGGATCGGCACAATGCCCACATCCCAGCCTAGCTCACGCATGATCTGCTCGGCACTCTTGCCGGTCTTGTAGTCGCCGTGCGCGCCATCGTGCGGCAGCCAGAGACGGCCCCAATTGAGGTTCTTTTGCTTCAGCTCGGCAGAACACCAGTCCAGCGTTTTGTGATCAACCTCGATGTACTCGATCAGGCGCAGGGACGAGATGTGGCGCTGGCACAAGCCAATCGCCATCTTGTCGTTCCAGCCCAAGTCGAAGATGACGTGAACCTTGAGTGCTGGGTCATACGGGAACAGGCCAATACGGCCCTCTTCCTGCGCCTTGGCAATCTCATCGGCATAGATCGCGCCAGTGACGGCGGGCTTGCACAGGCCCTCCCAGATGTTGTCGTAGTCCACGCGAGGCATCGTGGCGAGCGCATGCAGCCGCTCAGCCTCCAATACTTCGGGGAACCACGGATTGTCCGCATAGTTGATCTTCACCACCACGGAATCCGGTGGCGGGTTCTCGATGAACCGGACATAGGTTTCGTCCGTGTCCAACTCGGGGTTCAGCGTGACCGTGATGCGAGACCCGGCCTTGCGGATCGTCGGGATAAGAATGTCCCATGAGCGCTTGCTGACAGCCTGGGCCTCTTCGATCCACACATCATCGACGCCTTCAAACGACTTAATCGACTCCGCGGTCTGATCGCTCAGGCCGGAGAATAGGAACTCGGTCCCGTTGGCCCCTTTGATGATGTTCTACTGCACCTCGTAGAACGCACCAAGTTCAAGCGCCTGGATCTAGTCACTTAGCAACTTGTGCACCGAATCGCGGATTGACTTCTGCACTTCGCGAGTGCACAGGAAACGACGCTTAGACTGCGCGCCTCGGATCAGGTAGGACCGGGCCACGCCCCATGACTTGGCGCCACCTCGGCCACCGTGAAGCACGGTATAGCGTTGCGGACCAAATAGGCATTGGAGCTTGGCCGGGAACTCGATGGCTTTACTCGGGCGCGACAAAGGTCACCGTCAAGCCGGTCAACGTTCCAGAGTGTTCCGTCTGTTGCTTGTCCGTGTAGTCGTCGCGGAATCGGCAGCTCACCTGCTTGGCCCACAGCGAGGCGTTGAAACCCGGCATGACAAGGCCAGACTGGCCCATGTTCTCGAACCACGCTTGAGCCAAGTCCCTTGCTCGCGTGATTGCGTCCAAAAATTCAGGATGTTCACTAGCCCAGTTGTGCAGAGTCTGCCGTGCCACATCAAGTTCGGCAGCAATCTAGCAATGGCTCTTGCCCTGCCTGCCAAGCTCAATGACGGTATCGCAGTATTCCTCCCGATAGTCGGTTGGCCTTCCCATATCTCATTCCTCGGGCTGCTCTCGCGTCACCCTTCAGTTGATTCTCTTACTCGCCGGCTCATCCAGCGATTTAGCCGCAGCTCGAAGCAATGCGGCCATGAATGTCTTGTCACCGTTCGGGCAGACGATGCTTACCTCTGTCCCGCGCGTCCGGACCAGCATCGCCATGATACTCTGCTTCACGTAGCAGCGGATCAGATTGGCAGCCGCTTGATCAGTCAGCTCATCGTCAGTCATGCGAATCGCCGGGCCACCAGTCTTCAGTGACCTATTCGCCAGTGTCGGCGTCGATATAGATGGCGGGGGAGTCCGGAGCCGAGCCGGAACCTGCGGAGTTAGAGTCCGCCGCGCTGCCCATTACGCCACTCCCCGAAAAGATTGCGTCCCAGTTGCTGGCGAATGTCGCCTGATCCACGCTGAATGGGCGTGGGGCCGATCCCTTACCGTTCACGGTCTTTCGGCACAGTCGGTTGAATCAGCTCGTCACTCTCGCGCAGCCAGATCAGCGCACCGAGCGAGACTAGGCCGGAAATGAAGATCAGCGCGGCGATGATGTGCAATAGGGTCATGGCTGTTTCCACCCGCATATGGTCTTGCCGGTTTCGTCGTGATCGAGGATCTGTTTAGCCGTGCCATCCGTGAGCTGGTCGTTCACACTCGGATAGATCGGCTTAACCCACTCACACCCATTACTTGGCTTTGTCTCTTGCCCAAGCGCGCAACTTGCCAGCAGCGGTAACAGGATCAGCATCCCCAATGCGCTGAATAGGCGCGTCGGGTAACTTCTATGTGTCCTGCTCAACATGACTGCGAACCTCGGCACGCTTGGTTACGGCCTTTTGATCCCTAACGACTTGCTTGGAGTGCTTGACGGCTTGGCGCTGTACCTCGCCGTGGTGGCCTTGGTACATGCCGCCGAAGTAGAGGCCGGCAGCCATAAGGATCACGGCTATAGGCTTCCACCAGCGCAGAAGGAAGCTCATTTCGCGCTGACCTGATAGTTTTGAGCGCCGATTGCAAAGTTACGCGGAGAACCCCGTAATGCCTCGCCCCACTGTTCGGCTGTGAATGCCAGCGGGAAGCCGCCCATCATCGTGAGCTGCCCGCGTCCATCGTCTAACGTGTAAATGAGGCTGATGACGCCAATCAGGTGGCCGTTATCATCGAAGATCCCTGCTCCGGAGTCCCCGAACCACCCGCGAAGGTCGTACAGGTCGCACAGCTTGCCGCCTACGCCCTCGACGCCAGCAACATAGCCATGCCGGTACAGTTCGGTCAGGTCGCCCGGGTTACCCAAGATGTGTATGGGACTGCCCACTTTGGGCATGTGGCCGACGACCACCCATACCGGAAAGTTCCGATCCACGATGATGATGGTGTGGTCGTTACCGTCATCAATCTGTTGCAGGATGCGCACTGGCTGTTGCCATAGCCGCAACGTCTCGCCGAAGCTGAAACAATGCGTCGCGCTCAGGACGGCATGAGGCCCGACAATCGTGCCACTACACGACCCGTTGGAGAATTGGAGGCGGACTGCGGTTTCACGCGCCGTATCCACATGGATACATCCTGCCAGCCCTACACATAGCAGGGCGGCGAGGATGCGCATGGGTTAGATGATCCGTGACACGCAAGCGAACATGTAGACCTCGCACGCCAGCAAGTAGAGACGGTCGTGCAGGCTCATGGCTGTTCGGGCGGGACTTCGATGCTGTGTGCCTGCAACACGCCTTCGAGCTGCAGCACGCGGAATTGGAGCTTCATGCGCTTCGTCACCTCGTCCTGCAATCGCTGCCACAGATCGGCATGACTGGATTCAAGGGCTGTCACGCGACCAATCAGCGCAGTGACTTGTGCGGCTGCGGCATCGGTAGTGGCTTGATCGGCGCGGTAATCCGATATCTGCGCGTTGTCCTGCGCTGTCGATACGTCACGCCGCCCCTTGCCCGTGAACCAGCCGAGAATGCCGGTCAGCAGCATGCCGGCGCCACCACCTACCGCAGTCCAGTCAATCATCACGCCTCTCCCAAAAACAAGGCGCATTCTGCTGCCCGTCTATCCACCAATCCCGGCAGAACCTTTCCGCCGGACTTATTCCAGCGCGGAAACTCGTCCGCCGCCGCTTGATACTTGCTCACGTTCAACTGGCGCAGCAGGGTCGATCCGCGAAACGCCGAAACGCCAATGTTGTAGGCGAGTGACACGCAGGCATCGAACTGCCCCTGCGTTACAGGAACTGAAATCATGTCAGCTAGGGCGCGGACAATGCCCCGCACATCGCTTTGCAACCAAGCCTGAGCCTGAGCAAGCGTGCATGTGTCCAATGGCTTCACGCCGCCCGTATGGCCGTAACCGATGGTGTAGGGTTCGGCACCCGTGCCTGGATCGGGGTACGCCGCAAGCTTCAACCCTTCAAAACGCTTAATGAGGTCGAGGCCAATGGGTGAGATGTTCATTTGATCGGCTTAACCGCGCCCGTGTTCAGCGACTTGTCTATCTGCCGAAATGGCGCGCCTAGCTCGTGCTGGACCGTGATAACGCCCGTGGTCTTGTCGATATGCACCAACTCCACGCCGTTAGTTTCGGCCCATGCCTCGACGCCGGACGGGAAGATATATGTGCCGCCTTTGCCGCTGGGCGAATCCCATTCGTAGACTTCGGAGCGCGAGTCGCCGTCAACCACGAACTCGATTTCAGGCTCTGCGCTGCCCTCGGGTTCGTCGGTCATGGCTGCCTCGTTGAAGTGGCGGAAGGCTGAGGAGTCGAACCCCTACCGTTTCCAGTCCCTCCGGGTTCAAACCGGATTGCCAGCCAACCTAGCGGAACCTTCCGTAATTGGAGCCGGATGCAGGAGTCGAACCCACGACCTGTGCCGTACAAAGGGACTGCTCTACCGTCTGAGCTAATCCGGCGTGTTGGGGTTATGCGGGGCGTTTGTTGAGGCCCTTATCTGCCAGCATCTCGGCCACATCATCGATGTGCAAGCAATCGCACATGCACGCGTACTCATTCGCCGACTGCACGACAGCGATGCTGCCGTTGCAGAAATCGTTTCCGGGAACGGCGCCATGAAGCACGCCAAAAGCCACAACCTTGCCGCCTTCCAACCTGACTATCTTGTCGCCGTTCTTGGCCTCGCGGCCGTTGCGGTAATGCATGTAACCTCCAAAATTCGGGCCGGGGTCTTGCCCCACCGGCAGGCATTGGGCGTCTCACGACGATCCCCACTGGAAGCGCATAGCGCCTCTGTTACTGTGCCGCCACATGGACGGTCAGATTGATTGGGGGAACGGGCCGGCCTAGCCCTGCTGCATCCGGGTTTCGAGGTTGCGGCGCGTAACGGGCCTCCCGACCTCACCACGTCAGCTAAACGTGATCGGATTTGATGCATCCCCAAACTGTTACCGCTCGGGATAATCCGGCGCTGGTGTGATGCTGCGCCGTATGATTGTCCCGAGCGGGCATGTGAATCGCCGCCCTGTTCAAGCTTGCCGGCCTTGCGAGGCTTCGGGAGATTTCGGTAGAGGCTGGGCGGCAAAATGAGTGGCGGTTGGCCGCCATAGCCCATTGCATCATGGGATTTGGCGATTGTCGCAGTCAGAGAACGAGACGGATAAGAATGTCTTGAAGCTGTTCATTAAGCCTTCGCTGTACTGACAAAGCCGAGTACATACTGTGGCAAATCTCGGCGCGCTCTGGCACAGGATCACATGCGGTGCCACCGCAAGGCCAATTGGGTCAAGCGCCCGGTTAAGCCGGCTATACAGATCTGTCACAAGGCTATCTGACCTCGCCTGCTCATTAGCCAACTGGTCGCGGGCCTCGTCATAAGGCGCTTGCCGTGGCACGGCGCCAGCAGCGTTCATCTGGTTATTCATGCGATTCTCCGGTTTTCGCGCATAACGCGCATGTATTGGTAGTGAAGTTCGGATTGATAGTTGGCGAATCCGTCAAGCATCATCGCCGTGATCGAGCCGCGTACCTTGCGGTATTTCGGTGTCCAGACAGCAAGCCGTCCAGCGGCAACATGGGCTGACTCGTCGTACTTGCCATTGATGACGAACTCCAATGCGTCAACGCCAGCCTGAGCTATCCAATCATTGCGTCGGCCACGCGGAGCTACTACGCCCTGCCCGTTTAGCTTCTTTGCCCGCGCGAAGGCGCGAGCGCATCCGATAGCCCAGGCGGTCAGCTGGCGGTCGAACACTGTGTCACCGCGAACAATGCGGCTATAGAGTTGCCATCCGGGATACGCGGAATCGAACATAGGAGCTGTGCGGTTGGCTGCGTCTACGCACTCGTCGGTTAGTTCGGTGGTGGCGAAGCGTTGGGCCACATCAGGAGCCACAAAGGGTTGCAGGGCACTCATTTGACTAAGTGCCCATGGACTTCATCGACAATCGCCTTGAGTAGTTTGATCTTCCTGACGGCGCGCTTATCCCCGGGCTTGCCAAAAATCCACCAGATGCGGCGATCACAGTCGGATAGCTTCATCTCCAAATAGCCCGTGTCCTCATCGACGGTCACGCGCACGTAGGAGCCGCTGTGTTTCGGAGACTCAAGGAATATGCGCTTGCCTTTCATGCCTTTCCTTTGCCGCGCTTAGGCTTTGGCTCGATCTTGATATTGACCGGCACTACATTCAGGCTTTTGACAAATTTGTCACCAATCTTCCATAGGGATCGAGTCTCAACTTTGCAGCCTGGATTCTCTGCAAAGGCTTGGGCACATGAGTGGTAATAGCCAAGCTCCGTAGCGGTTGTATGCGGAGCGATCGCGAAACCAACAACAAAGACTCTCGTCTCCTCTTTGAATGCCCGATACACCACAACCCTTTCGGCGTTGCCGAGCAGATACTTAATGACCTCCTTTTCGACAATGACCTCCTTTTCAATGGTCCGCTCTATGACGCGCTCAACCTTAGCCTTCTTGGTAAACAAGCTCATGCCACACTCCTAGCCAAGCAAAACCGCTGCTCGGCGTTTTCGTAATGCTCGCGAAGGTATCGGGCTACGCTCATGCCCTCGTATTTGCGGCAGAGATAGTCCAGCGTTAATGGCATCTCGCAGAACTGCCCGTCGCTGACTTCGTTCAGCACGACGACGCCGCGCCAGTGCGAGTTAGCCATGCCCTTGTAATCTTCGTCGTGCAGGTAAGCAGAGCCGGCAACGATGCCCTTGCGGACTACGCCAGTGGCGTACTGCTTCGTCCCGACCTCATAGCCCTGCACATGGCCTTGCACGAATGACCGGCCTACGTGATTGAGCTTGTTGTTGGCCGTGCCGCCGATAGCGCGGCCCGTATTCACTGCCGCGAAGTAATGGGCGTAGATAACGCCATCGACCACGATCTGGCCGGGCGACCCGCAGTAGTAATCGACCACTTCCCAGCCTAGCGACTTATCGGCGAACTGGTGGAAGCCCATCGCGCCAGCAAGCTTCGGGTTGCGGTCGATATAGCGCGTCAGGCGGTTCTCGTGGTTACCCCGCAACAGAATCTTCCGACCATGCCAGACGCCCATCGCTTTGTGCAGGATGCGTAGGCCATCATTACCGGCTTTCAGGTCGTCCTCGTAACGCAACCCTTCCATTGCACCGGACTCGGGAGCGGAATGCGTGGACAGGCTTGGGAAGTCGTAATGGTCGCCGATGTGAATCACCACGTCGGGCTTGTAGTCGCGAATCGCCTTACCGATCCAGCGCAGATGATCCATCGGCTCGCCCGGCTTGCATTGGGTGTCGGGCAAAACAAAATGTCTGCGCGGAGCCGAGTCAGGCTTGGGTATTTCATTGGCCCACCTATAAATCGTTTTGCGGGATACCCCTGTGCGCCTGCTAATCTCCCGCTGGCTAATGCCGTCGGTAAGCATAGCCGCCACTTCGCGCTTGGCCGCCGTCATATCTCGCCCCTCATGTATGCAACCATGCGAAGAAGGTCGCCAATGGTCGCGTCCCCCTTCATTCGATTGGCCTTGCGCGAGATAACGCGCACGTTGCCCTTGACATAACCAAGGGAGTTAACAACACGATCAACCGACGCTCCGTTCTGGTAATTGCTGACAAGGACGTCTATTTTTTCGCCAGTGATCGGGCAATAGTCCGGTATGGATATGTCAGATGGATCAATATCGAATTTGACTCCGGTTGCTTTGGCCCGGGTTCGCGCAGTCCTCCAAAGATACTTGGCCGGGTCAGCTCGATACCTGTCGCAACGCGAGGCGTAATTTCGCTTCCGTTGCGCCCGTGCCATCTCTGGGTTTGCTTCACGCCAACGCTTAGTTTTTTGGTACACGTATTCAGGATTACGGCGCAAAGCGTCTTCCTTCCTAGCGCTCATGACAGCGCCGCCACAAACAGCCAGACCGCCACGATAAGCAGCACAATGGCGTAGCCCAGCCATAGCGGCGACAAGACCCACCACCAGCTCCATGTGATGGCGCCGGTCAGTTTCAGGCCGATGAACAGCACGGTCAGCAGGCCGGCGAATCCGATACCGCCGCTACTTGATTTGGACTCGCTCACAGATGATCCTCCGGCCCGTTAAGCCGCTCGTCGTGGATGCGGATAGCCTCGGCATGCGCGGGGTGTTGCGAGGCAACAGTCGTTGCAGTTTCTGCAACATCTCCGATGCCGCACTTGCGCAGATCGGGCGCGCGGTGCGGCTCGTTTGCGTGTAGCAGATATGCAAGTTCGGCAGGCGTGGCAATGCGGCTGCCGGCGAGCGGCGACTTTTCGGGAATGTCAGCGTTCGGCGCGAAGCTTGCGAGATAGGCGGATTCGGCAGGGATGCCGTCGTCATACAGCCCAAGCCGCTGACTTTCGGCGACCAGCTCGGCTAATGCGGCTTTGCTTGATGGCGACCCCACAGCATTACGCCCAGGCACCGCGCCCTCCGCGATCAGCTCATCCTCAAGCAGCGCCAGACCGCGCCATGCAATCGCGACGCTATGCCGGTTGCCGTCCTTGTCGAATCCGCCAGCGTCGATCAGGTGTCGCGCGATCTTGTTGCGGTGGTCGGTGGACTTGTCGCGCGCCCAGTGAGGTGGCTGGCCGGGGTTGTGTTTTGCGTTGCTCTTCGCGCTATGGCGGGCCACGGCGGCGCAGGCATTGGGGAAGTAATCCAAAAGACAGGTGGCGAGCAAAATATCGCCGCGCTCGCCGTCATTCTCGGGGAGGACGTTCATCATGCCACCCCGCGCAGTTGCTTGACGCGGGTCGGCGTCAGTGTTCAGCCACTCTTCGTGCCACTGCTGAAACTCATCCTGTTTGCTTGCAATCGTCTGATCCGCCATTACACCGACCCTCTGAGGATTGGCGGCATGATCTAACGCAAAATGGAAGCTGGGCCGGAAGCTATGTTCCTACTTTGCGCAGTGCTGGATTCTCGAATAGCCTCGCCTTCCATGTTCGGATGGTGCGGTCGGTGACGTTGTGTCGCTTCGCCAGATCGGAGACTTCGTGCGTGCGGAAATCAAGACGCATCTGATCCTCTTTGCGCTGCTTCGCTTCGGCACTCACGGCGGCGGCCTCGATGTACGTCGCAATGTTGGCGGCCTCACTCGCCGGCACGCCAAACTTCACGAGGTCATCCTCGATGTTGCGGACGTACTCAGCAAAATGTGCATAATTCATGACTCACTCCCCATTGAGGTAATCCATCAGCACATCGCGCGCAACAATCCAGCCCTTGCACACCTCGGCGCGGTAGCCGTGTTGCGTGACGAATTCGATAAAGTCGGCCTGCTCGGGCGATACCACTCCACCCTTGGTGCGCTTCATCTCGATATACAGCCCGTGATAGCCGCCACGCGCCACGGGAAGGAACAGGTCACACACGCCCGCCTTGGCCCCCTCGGCCTTGAGCTTGGATGCCGTGGACGGATGCCGGAACCCGCCATTGGGCGTTGCGTACAGCCAACGCAACTCGGGGTGCTTGCCGTAGGCCATCTGCGCCCAACTCATCAGAGCGCATTGCTCGGCGTGTTCGGTCGGCGGTGGCGGAGCTTTGAGCTTGAAGGCTTGGCGAGCCATTACGCCGCCTTCCTGTAGCTTCGCAGCGAGTATAGGAAAACATCGGACTTACCCGGCTTGCGCAGCTCTGGCGGAAGGTGGAACGGCTTGCGCTCAAGCTTCCTTGCACGGATCAAATGATTGAGCGTGCCACTGATGCGGTTCGGCGACATGCCGAGTTCCAGCACGAGGTCATCGATCATTCCCGGGCCCTCCTCGAACACGGCCAGGATTTTTGCGGAGATGGATTGTTCCTGCTGCATTACTTCGCTCCCTTGATCGTCAAAATGCCCGCGTCATACATGGCCCGCAGCGTGCGAGCCAGTCCGCGCAAGGCGTAGAAGTACCAATCGGCTGAATCCTTGGGCAGGCCATCCATGCGGCCATCGAGCAATGCGTGGCAGGTTGCGCAGGCATAGCAGCCGCACACGTCGTCAGCCTTCAAGCCGGCGCCGTGATTGCCCATCAGGGGGATATGTGCCAGCACCACCGTCTCGTTCGGCGCGCAGTGGAATCCGGCGATCTGCAATGTGCAGTCCTGATCACGTGCACTCTGCGTTACGGCATCGCTGCGGATCATGGATGTGGGTTTGCGGCTGGAACGCTTCTTGATCGGGCCGGATCGCTGGGGTATGGGTGAGCGCTTCATGCGGCCGCCTGCAATGCCTGGATGGAGTCAACTAGCGCAATCCGTCGCCCTATCCAACGCATCGGTGGAATCGCCATGCTGTTGCCGCACGCCTTGTAGCGCGGGCCGTCCGGCGTAGCTTTACCGCCGTGGCGAATGTCGGTGTAGCCGTCAACAAATCCCTGCAACCTTTCGCACTCGGTTGGCGTCAGGCGACGAACAGCCATGCCCGTGTCGATCGCTGGCGTCTGGCACTTCGCCAGAGTGGGTGATGTGTCAGCGTCAGGATCGTATCCAAGCGTGGTCTGGATGCCGCCGGCCTGGTGCGCAAAGGCGATCGCCGGCGGATGCATCCCTGCAGCAAGCGGATGGCAAGCGTCGCCTGACTTCGGGCGGATGTAGTTCGCTGGGCTGGTGATCTGCGTGGTATCGAAAGGGACGACATCGAAGACGCCCCCGATAGTAGGAATCAGCGTTTCGCTTTCCGCATCCAGCCTGCCCATCGCTCCCGCATTCAGGCAGAGCGATACGCTCAGCGGGGACGAAGAGTTGCCCCCCCCCTTTTAGGGCGTGTTGATCTTCAAGACCTTGCTTGCTGCCGAATGCGGCATTCAGGGTGCTGGCGACTTCGGCGGGCCATGCGGACGATTGCAGGATTGCGCCGACGCCGATGCCCGCGCGACCACCGCTTGGCGTCAGAATGGCGTTTGCAACGTCTTCGCCTAACTCTGCTTGCGGCGTTCCGTCTCGACCACGGATTGCAAGGCTGCGAACAATTGGTCGGGCAATGCCTTCCCCCGCTTTGCGGCTCGGCGCAGGATGCCCGCACAGGCTTTCGCGCTCAAAAAGTACCGCTGCGGCACGGCGCCAGTCTCCAAGATATCCGACAACGAACACACGCCGTCGTCGCTGCGGAACTGCGCGGGCAAAGCCGTCCACTCGGATGTACTGAGCGTCAAGAATTCGGTAGGCGAACCCATACCCGAGTTCTGCCAGCATCCCAAGGAAGGTTCCAAAGTCCCGCCCGCCGTTAGACGACAGGACGCCGGGGACGTTCTCCCAAACCAGCCATCGGGGCCGATAGCGGCCAGCAATCGCACCGTAGGTGAGCATGAGGTTGCCACGCGGGTCGTCCAATCCCTTTCGGAGTCCGGCGACGCTGAAGGACTGGCATGGGGTTCCGCCGACAAGAAGGTCAATTGCTGCATCGGGCCACTCCTGGTACTTCGTCATATCGCCGAGGTTCGGCACATCGGGGTAGTGATGTGCCAGCACTCGCGATGGGAATTTTTCAATCTCACTAAAGGCTGAGGGTTTCCAGCCGAGCGGATGCCATGCGACCGTTGCGGCTTCTATCCCGCTGCACACACTGAGATATTTCATGCCGCCCTCCTCTGCTCACCCTCATACGGCTCCGGTATGTACGCGCCACACTGCGCAGCGGCCCGGAACACGACGGTATCCAGCAACTCGCCAAACGCTTTGGCATCCATCACGTCTCGCTTGTTGTTCTCGTCGCGCGTTGTGGTGCGGAATGGCACGCTCTCGACACCTTCCGGGTTGCGCGGAGTCTTGGGGCGCTTGCGGTCTACCCAGCCGAAGAACGTCCCGCACACCCACTCGTGCAGATCATCGACCGTGTACCCCATCTGCTCGGCGATGACCGGATAGCACACGCCGAAGAGGTAGGCGTTTTGTGGATGCGTGCGCTCCCTCTTCCACGCCTTGGCCGAGACTTCCAGTGGCAACTTGAGCGTGTGCAGGAACGCGACCCAGCGGGACAGTTCGGTGGGATTGGAGATCTTCACCGCCCACCCCCGCGCCGCTTGGCAGTCATGTCCACAAGACGCAGGTACTTGTCCACATCCGTCCCGTCGAAAGGTTGCTGCTTGCCCATCGTCTTGCCGTCCTCTTCGAAATACTTGGCTTTCACGCCATCGCCGAACACGGCGCGGAACTGGTCGATGATTGCCGTGCAGTTGGGAAAGTCGATGCGAATCTGCTCGCGCTTTTCGTCCTCTTTCCGCACGTTGCCTCGGATCATTTCAACCACGTCGTTCATCGCGTTTCCTCCGCGTAGTCGGTGAAGCGCATGGTTTCGGCGAGCCATACCGCTTTGATTTCCCCACACGGCCCGTGGCGGTTCTTCTCGACGCTAATCACCGCGTCGTAGTCGCTGGCTGTGTCGTCACTGGTGCCCGGTCGAAACAGGGTTAGGATCTGGTCCGCCTCTTTCTCGATTTCGCTGGAATCGGACAGATCGCCCATTCCCGGCTGTCGGTTCTCTGCTTGCCGGCCAACCTGGGCCAGCGCGATCACTGGGATTTCCAGATCGCGGGCAAGGTTCTTCAGGCCACGGACTACCTCGCCAACCTTCTCGGCCTTGTTCGCCCGTGCGTTGGTGTGCGATGCGTCAATGCGCTGGATGTAGTCCACGAACAGAACACGAATGCCGTTCTGCTGTTTCCACTTGCGAGCCATGCGCGATACATCGGCAATCGTCGGCGCGCTACGGTCATAGATTAGGCAAGTCCGTTCGCACAACTCATCCACGGCGCCGCCAAGTTTGCGCAGGTCACCGGCATCAAATCGACCGTTCCGCATGCGCTCGGCGGGTACGTGTGACTTGATCGACATGACGCGGGCGCCAACTTGCTGGGCGGGTTGTTCGGCGGAAATGATCCCGCTTGGCAGTGCACAAGACGTGGCGAAGTTCAGTAGGAGCGCGGTCTTTCCTTGCGCCGGCCGCGCGCCTATTACCACAAGGTCAGAGTCGTGCCAGCCGCCAAGGACGCGGTCCAGGTCGGTAAGGCCGGATGAAATGCCGGGTATCTTCCCGCCCAACTCCTTGGCTCGCTCGGCCTCAGCAAAGGCTAACGTCATCGCTTGGCGAAGCGTGAACTCTGCCCGCGCCTCAACTTTCTGCAACGCCATCAGCTCCACGATGCCTCGATCAACCAACTCGACGCCGCTGGATTCGTTGCCGTAGGCGGATTCAATCAACTGCATCGCTTGGTCGATCACTAAACGCAGAACGGACTTCTCGCGGATGATCTGTGCGTAGGCGGCGATATTCGCGGCGCTAGGCGTGCTGTTGGCTAGGTCGATCAGGTAGCCGGAGCCGCCCACCATTTCACCCAAACCGTTGTTGTCGAACCATTCCCCCATAGTCACGGCATCGCATGGCTGACCGCGCTCATTCAGTTCAACCACGGCCCGCCAGATCATCCGGTGGTCTTTGCGGTAGAAGTCTTGTTCCGAGAGCTTGTCGGCCAGCGTCTCGATTTTGTCTGGCGCAAGCATCAGGCCACCGAGAACGGCCTGTTCGGCGTCGATGGAGTGCGGGGGGACACGCAGGCCGCTAATGCGGGCATCAGAAATCCGCACGGCGTTCATGACGCAGGCCCGTAATTCGTGGAACTGCCTTCGCCGAGCTGCTTGCGTCGCTTCGGCGCTGGTGTCGATGGTGTGTTGCTGTTGCCGGAAACCCATTCCGCCTTGAACCCACGCCATCCGCGCTCGCAGCACATCGCAAGGGCGGCGGTCAGCGTGATTCCTGCTTTTCCAGCCTCGCGCTTGATTCCATCCATCGCGGTTTGCGTGATAGGTGCGCGTAGTCGTTGGCGGAGTTGTTTGAAGTCTTGGGCAACCTGTTCCGGGATGCCGTCGAGAAGATCGACGCCAGGCGCAGTCTTTTGCTCTTTCTTCTCTTCTCTTCTCTTCTCTTCTCTAGTCCGCTTTTTGTCCGCTTCCAATGCGGACACATTGCGGACGTCTTTCTTCCTGTCCGCGTCCTGCGCGCGCCGCTTAGCTGACGCCCCGTTGTGCCTCTCAAAGCTAGGCAGGGCAAGGCCTTCGCCGACTTGTTCAATCCAGCCGACAGCGATCATTGCCGCCGAAAATCCCTGCCACCCGATCAAATCGTCCAGTGTTGGCGCGTCATAACCCTCAAGTTTTCCATCGACTGAATGCGCGTCAAAGAGACACCAAACGGACAAGAGTCCGCCAACCGTCCGCAACCTGTCCGCTTTCAAAGCGGACGAAATGCGGACAACTTTCGGATGCGTGAACAGGTCAGTCCGCATCTTGATCCAGTCGCCGGCCATCAGCCCACCCCCAGCGCCCGCGCAATCTCGCGCTCATTCGCTGCCGCCTGCCGCGCCTTGTCGCGGTCGTTGAGCTGCATCCGGCGTATCTGGATGACCTTGCCGACGAAGTCCGCTACAGCGGCGTCATTGCGGTCTAGGACGTATTCCAGCGGGTCGTTCTGGCCATGGTCGTGGATGGTCATGCCGCTGCGCTCCACAGCTTCTGCGTGGGCGCGACGATGGCCGCAATGCGCTCGTGTTCCTTCACCCTGCCCTGTGCCTCATTCAAGGCGCGCTCCATCTCCCGGTACTGCTGGACAAGCAACGTGCCGGTGGCGTGACAGAACGGGATCGTTCGTTTCTTAGTAAGCGCCCGGTGCCCCTTGATGAGCAGATCCACCAGCGACTTCGACACGCCCATGCGGGCAGCGATTTCGCGATAGGTCAGGCCACTAAGGGCGACGGATGCAGCCACCGCATCACGCTCCGAGAAGCACATACGCAACGTGCGCTCATCAGCCATGCGGGGGGACGGAACGGCTTCGATTCGGCTAGGTAAAAGACTGTTCATACACTTGTCCACTTTTGTCCACATTGAATTTCAGGCGAAATAAAAGCGTGCTGGTTAGGCACGCTTTGGAAGGACGTGATGAGTTACGAGGGTTCGGAATGCTTAGATGGCTGGCCGAAAAGTTCCGGTCTAAGTAGTGCCAAGAACTGGCGCCTTGCGTCAGGAATGCCGCTCCTCTTCCACTGGCTGACGCTTGGTGGCTTGACCCGGCAAATAGCCGCAACAGCCATGGTTCCACCGAGTGCGTTGATGATTTCGGAGTCGGTCATGAGGTGTAGACTAAGGCATGCCTAAGATACTGTCAATAGGCATTCCTATGGTGCCAAGGCTTAGGCTCACCTAATGAATATGGAGCCATGGGCAAAGCGAATTTTTTCTCTCCTCACGGACCGTGGCGAGAGTCAGGTGGCGCTTGCAAACGCATGCGGCATCAGGGAGCCGTCCGTCAGTGGATGGTTCGGCAAGGGATCGCGCCCTACCCGCATGATCAGCGGTGACAACTTGGTGGCGGCCGCCAAGTTCCTGGAAACAACCCCCGAATGGATCATGACTGGGCGTGAAGGTGTTACCAGTCAATCGCCCAAGGCAAGCCAATCGCAGCCCGCGCGACTTGACCCGGCGATGATCGCCGAAACGGCCAAGGCGCTACGCATTTACGAGCATCGACAGGGTCGGAGATTCAATATCGAGACCGACGAAGGCGCGGCACTGTTTATGCACTGGCTGGCTGTAAGGGAGCAGTTGCCGGACGTGGAGACACTGAGCAATCTGATCCGTATGGGAGCTGACTTCATGCCACAGGGGGCTACAGCGAATGGACGAGACAAAGGTGTGCCAACTGTTGGCACTGATGAGCAAAAACCTGCCAAGAGGGGAGCGCGAAAGGAGGCCTGACCTTCGTATTGTGTCAGTTAGAATCAGGGCAGCCGAGAAGCTATGGGCCGGCACCAGGCCAGACCCAATTGATTTGAGGTTCACCGCAAAGCTCAGGGGGAATATGGGATGAATGCAGTCAAGATTTTGGCTCTTGGCGTCATGTTTGGCGCTCTTGCGGCATGCGCGTCATCACACGTGATCGTCGGCACGACCCGAGCGCCGATCCAACCCGATCAAGTGAAGATCTACCTTCAGCCGCCCGCGAAATTCGAGACGGTAGCTTTGCTAGAAGCCAACGACATGGGCGCCAATGGCTTTTCACAGCAGAGCCGCGTGAATAAGGTGATGAAGCGGCTGAAGAAGGAAGCCGCCAGCCTAGGCGCCAATGGCATCGTCCTTCAGGGCATGGGGTCGGAATATGCTGGATCGGTCGGCACTGGCTTTGCGAGTGGCAATGGGGGGTTCGCCACGGGCATGGGCTTCTCTGCGGCACAGATGCATAAAGTGGGCAAGGCAACGGCCATCTACGTAGACCCCGGCACCGTCCAGCCAGCTCGGTAAGACTCATCACAAGAGGTGCAGCCCGCTTCGGCGGGCTTTTTTTGCGCTCGCTAGCAATTACTGCACCGCGTCGTTGCATATTTACTTAGGCATGCCTATTGACAGGTGACTTACGCATGCCTAATATCACTTCCACGCCACCACGGGCGAGGGAGAACGAGATGCCGCAATTCACCTGGAAGTCCGAACCCATCAAAGTTGGCGAGCGCGTCGTCGTAGACGTGAGGGCCAGCGACAAGAGTGTCGTCCTAGGTCAGGGCGATGACGTGTGGTTCCACGATCTGCACCTTTCGCCGGAACGCGCGATTGATGTTGCCGAAGCCCTCACCACTGGCGCGGCGCACTGCCTCGCGGCTCGGGGTGAGGGGTGAGCGGGCCGGTGGAGGTGCTGGCGGTGAAGCACTGGGAAGAGCAGGCGCAGATGGCCGTTGACTACGCCATGTCTCGCGCACCGGGCGACAGCAAGCGATGGGAAGAGGCCATGCGGGATGCGAGCGAGTTTCGCCGCCGCGCCGCCCTCGCCAACGTCGGGAGCGCGTCATGAGCGCCGTCAAGAAGGCCGTCAAGCCGAAGGCTGATAAGGCTCCGGTCGTCATCGCGTACAAAGGTTTTGACAAAAAACTCAAGTGCCGCGATTTCCAGTACGCCATCGGCGAGACATACACCCATGATGGGGAGGTCAGCACTTGCAATTCCGGCTTCCACGCCTGCGAGTATCCGCTGCATGTCCTGCGTTATTACAAGCCGGGGACATCGCGCTTCGCCATTGTAGAGCAGTCCGGCGAACTCTCGCGCCACGGCGATGACACGAAGATTGCCAGCTCAACGATCAAGGTCAGCGCGGAAATCAATCTAGCCGGCCTAATCAAGGCGGCTATCGAATATACGACTAGCCGCGCAAAGCCGGTTGAGGGTTCGACCGCGACCACGAAGAACGGCGCTGCAACCGCATCGGGCTACTCCGGCGCTGCAACCGCATCGGGCTACTCCGGCGCTGCAACCGCATCGGGCGACTCCGGCGCCGCAACCGCATCGGGCTACTCCGGCGCTG